AATCTGATCAATCTTCTCCTGGCTGATTTGTTTTCCAACTTGAAACGTCCTCTCGATCAAGTTGGCGCAAGCCTTCTGTGCTGAAACGCGCGAGCAAGAAAATTCTTTAGCAATATCCTCAAGAGATGCGCCCTCCAGCCTGCGTTGGCGCATAGCCTCACGCTCCTCCTGCGTGATTGGCGCGCGTCTCTTCAACGTCATGGCTTAATATTCCGGCCAATCGTGATGTTGTTCTGGGCGCGGATTTCCTTATTGCCCCAGGCCCAGCATTGTCCGTCATCATCGAACACCACCCAAATCAGATCATGTTCGATCCCATAATCAATCACCATTTGCGCCATGCCTTTGCCGTGCGGCGTGACGACGGGGATCGGTGGGTTGAGTTGTAGGATCATGGCTTCACCCCCGGCGCTGCTGCGAGCATGTCTTGCAATATTGCTTTTATCCGGGCGTTTTCAGAATTGTGCCGCCACACATAATCTGCCTCAATTCCAGCGGTTAACATTTTTTCCGTCGGCTCAACCGGCACCACCGCCCACCCTGCCGCGCGGATTGCGGCGAGAGTAAAAGACATCGGTAGGTCCAAATCGTAATTATCGTATAGGGCTTCTGCCACCCGCTCCATCAGTTCGGCTTCGTCTTTTGCTGGTTCGCTCATTCCACAATCCCCCAATGGCTGATGCTGACAGGCTCTTCCGTCCCCGGCTCCCACCAGCGCAGCATTGATCTGATTGCGCGGGGCAGAACCATGTCGCGTTCATATTGATGTTGGTTCGACCGATACATGTCGGCCATGTCTTCCAATGCCTCGGCAGCCTCCTCCATCAACGGGCGCACCTGCTCCAGCCTGACCCGCATCTCTGTCAGCATCTGCATATGCTCGCGCAGGCTGCTGCTGGCCCCTTCGATGTAATTGGCGGCGTCGTTCAGCAAAGCGTTGTCCCACCAATACTCGTTAGATAGAGCGCGTAGGCCGTCAATCGTCTCAGGGACGGTTCGCATCTTGTTCAATGTTTCGTCTCCCCATCGTTTATCTGCGTGACGGCGTTCAGAATGGCTGTCATGGCCTCCGCAGCAGCGTCGCCAATCGCCTGTATAACATCCTCCACCTCAGCCGGCGTGAGGGCGGGGCCGTGATATTTGGCGCGCTTCATGTGATCTGCGTCTACATCAGGGTCAGGAAAACCCCACATGCAAGTCTTTGCATACCACTTCCATGGCCAAAGATTATCTTTGGTATTTTGCAACCAATGCCAGCCATCCGTCTCAGGATCCACCGGGTAGCCGGGCTTGTCAGGATCAGGCCAGCCGTTCATATCAACCCCCACGCCTGAAGGCCCTGCAAAGATGCTTTAAAGATGTATGGCGCGCTAACGCCAAGGATGAGGCCCGAGAGGGCGATGGCTATGGTGTTCATTTCTGCAAGCTCTCCAGAAGACGTTGCGCCGTGATCGCAACAGGGGTTGGGGCCATGGGAGCATTCTGATCAGGTTTGACGCGGGCGTCTTGAGCAACATGCTCAATCAGGCCCATGGCCGAAATCTCTGCCGCCAGCTTGCGCTGATCCTCAGGCCTCATGTCATTCATCCCGGCAGTGCCGGCAATCATAATCCGCCGGGCCTTCCTGGCAGTGCGCCTAATGTGATGGCGCGCAGCCGGCCCCACCGTGGGAGCAATGTTAACAGGCTCCAAGCGGCGATACCCCTGGCGCACCATGGTCACAAACACCGCCCCAGCCTCACGCTGGGCCACGCGAGAGGCGGTATAATAGATATGCCGGCACCGGGTTATGTTGCGGCCTATGGCGTCACTAAGAGCCCCGTAAGTGACGATTTCGCCAATTGGGCACGCGATCAGCATGTCGGCAATGACGCGAGCGTCTGGTGATAGATCGGTGATCAACATGTTTGGTTCCTTTGGGTTGAAATTGCGTTGAGATGCGAGGCGGCGCGAGGCGACGTGCTGAGTTGCCAAGCGTGGTGCAGCGCAGCGCTTCGAGGCGAGGCGCGGTATCACGCAGCCAATTGACGGTTATCCTGCCAATCAAGCTGCGTAATCTTAAACCGGCCATTGGTGCCGCCCTTTTCAGGACGGAAACGCCCAATGCCGATAAACATCCCGGCAATCTCAACCATCTCGCGGAACACTTCCTGCGTGATAATCGGGTCAAGGATGTAAACGTCAAAAGTGGTCTGCCACTGTTCCATCACAGGAAACCGGCGCGTCACGCGCTTACCACTGCCACGCACACCGTCAGCATTCGCGCTGATCGTGATGGCGTGAACAGTCTCAGGGTCAATGTTAAGGGCGGCATCATCCATAAGAGTGATGCCGGCGAGGAATTTAGCCGTCCAGGTGGCTTTGCCCTGGCCGGGGATCTGGCGCTTGCTGTACTTGGCAGCAGCGGCGATCGACTGCATCAGCCCATGCGCCGGAACAACAACGGTCTTAACCCCGTTGCGTTCGGCCACAGACAGTTTGGAGCGCCATGTGCGAATATCGTAGGCCTCGTGGCTTTCGCCCTCGAGCTTCGGCTCATCGTGGCCACGGGATTGACTGTACGGCGTAATGCTCGAGATCGTCAGGGTTGCGATTGAGGTTTTCATTTTTATTCTCCTAGATGGTTATTGCGTTGAGTTGAGTTGCGCTGTGTAGCGCCGCGCCGCGAGGGGCACTGTGACCCAAGGCTGCGTCTGATCGCGCCATGGGAATTTGAATGGGGTATGTTGGGGCTGGCAGGGTTCCTTTTGAAATTGCGTTGCGTTGCGGTGCAAGGCGATGCGACGCGAAGCGCTGCGAAGCGGTAAGTGTCGATGCGACGCAAAGCGTGGTGCTGCGTTGCGATGCAGGGCGACGCGACGCGAAGCGCAGCGGTGGCACTATGAGCCGGGGCAGCAAGCAACTGCGCCCCGGCAATGTGGTGGAAGAGGATCACTGGGCGTCCCGAATGACGTTGCCAGCCATGTCGCTGGCCATGTCAGTGATCTGGGCCAGAAGATCGCGGCCAGAGAGGAAATCGCTGTTCAGCACGTCAGCGTAATGCGCCAGGGCGTCAAAGGCGCGCTGGAGGGCCAGGATGGCTTCGCACTCGCGCTCATTGTTGTCATCGATAACGTCGCAGGCGTTGTCCCACGAACGGATGATGCTGGAGCGCCATGCCTCAAGCTCGGCAACCTGCTGGTTGTTGCGGAAAGCGGCGGGGAACTCGGTGGTGGGCTGAATGTCAAACATGATCGTGATCTCCAAGAAGGTTTCAACGAGACGCATTATGCACGCGGCTAAGATGGTGGGAAGTACCTATTTTCACTTTTGGCGAATTATTTTTAGAGGGGCGCGGTTTTTCACGTTGTGTGAACCGGGCGGCTGGAGGATAACCACCTCATGAAACTCGCAGAATATAAGCTACTCAAAGGCCTAAGCCTTACCGCCCTGGCCGCAGAAATAGGCGTGTCAGTTCCCGCCGTTCATGACTGGATCAACGGAAAGAAGCGCCCGTCCTGGGCTTCTATGCTGCTGATCGAGGCGGCCACTGGTGGCTCCGTCACCGCCAATGACTTCATGCCCGCCAGGGCTACCCAAGGAGAGAAAGCATGAACGCCTTTGAGCGCTACGGCATTGGCCACCTGTCGCCCTCCAGCCTCAACTTGTTTGCGGCTCAACCCGCCCTCTGGGTCATGGAGAGGCTGCTGAAGAAGCGCGGCTCAGTAGGCTGCGCCGCCCACCGTGGCACGGCAGCAGAGGCCGGCATTGTCCATGGCCTTCTCAACCCCACCGCCGACATCAAGGACTGTCAGGCCCTGGCCCTGGCCGAGTTTGACAAACTGGCGGCCCTGTCAGGTGACCCCAAGCGCCAGAAGGAGCGTGATGCCGTGGCCCCCATCGTGGCCGTGGCCATCCCTGAGCTTCGGAAATATGGCGTGCCTGACGGCATCCAGGTGCGGGTGGAGAAGCGCCTGGAGGGCGTGCCGATCCCCGTGATGGGGTTCATCGACGTGCGCTGGGGCCAGCATGGCATCACGTTGGACATCAAAAGCCAGCTTCGCCTCTCCTCCGAGATCTCCACCAGCCACGCCCGCCAAGTGTCTCTTTACATTCACGAAACCAACGACGAGGGCCGCATCGCCTACTGCACTCCGCAAAAAATCGGCGTCTATCGGTTGGAAAATGCAAAAGACCATCTTGCCAACCTCAAAAATATCGCCCAGCGTTTGGAGGCGTTCCTGAGCCTGTCACCTGACCCCAAGGTTCTTGCCTCGACGGTGGTGCCAGACCTTGATTCGTTCTATTTCAGTGACCCCCAGACAAGGGCGCTGGCAAAAGAATGCTTTGGTATCGCCTAGCGATATCAGACGTAGGCGTAGCGAGGCGGCCTTTTCAACAGCCCGCAAACGAAAGAGAGGACTAAAACAATGGCTTTTGGCATTCCGGGCACTGAGTCCACCAGCAGCAACAACGAGTTCCTTGGCCGCCTCCAGTTCGATGCCCGTTCGGGCCTCTGGAAGCATGTCACTCGCGCCGAGGAGGGTGGGCGCTATTTTAACATGGAAAGCGAGGACTACATGAACCCCTCGTTTTTGATGGACTTTGGCAGCCTCGAGGTGGGCTACGCCAAGATCTCCAGCCCTCCCTCATTCCTCATGGTGCCCTTCGGCTCCGCTATGCCGCAGTGCCCGCAGGAATTGACCCCCGAGGGTAAAAAGGCCTTCAACCCCGCCGCCCGCATCAAGGTTATGTCGCCCAAGACTTTTGGTGACGATGCTGCCCGCTACTTCCTGCTCTCGAGCAAGACCGGCCTGCCGGCAATGGAGGAGGCCTGGAACGCCTTCGCAGCTTCCCCCGAGGCTGCTACCGGCATGATCCCGGTGGCGCAGACTTCGACCCGCACGGTTGAGGTTAAGACCCCCCAGGGCCTGAGCAAGTTCAAGGTGCCGGTGTTCACCTTCACCAACTGGATTGAGCGCCCCGCCTCCCTGGGCGAGCGTGTTGTTCCTGTGCCGGCTGCTTCATCTCGCCCTGTGGCAGCGCCTGCGCCTGTTGTGGCGGCCCCTGCCCCAACCAACCACGTCCCTGCCCCGGCCCCTGTGGCTTCGGCGGCGACTGCTGCCCCGGTCCCTGTGGCGGCGACTGCTGCCGCTCCCTGGTAGTATAACTCACGGGCGCGTCCTTCACGGGGCGCGCCCGTTTTTTTTACCACGATCATACCAGGGGCGTTAAAAATTGATGACCGATAATTCCAGCCCACCATCTCCACGAGGCCCAGAGGGCCGGGTAACCACACAATTCAGCCTGCCTTCAGCCCTCCAGGTGCTGCGCGACCACGCGCGCTGGGTGGGGTGGAGATGGCAGCTAAAACCAAATGGCGGATGGGATAAGCCACTCTATTGCGTCAACTTTCCAGATTTTCACGCCAGCACTCAGAAGCCCAACACCTGGGCCTATCTTGATGCGGCAGAACGCGCCCTCGCCGGCGGTCAATTGGATGGAATTGGATATGTTCTTCGGGATGATACTCAGCACGTTTATCTGGATCTTGATGATTGTCGTGACCCTGAAACTGGTGAGCTAGCAGAGTGGGCCTCTGAACTAGTCGAGGCCTGTAACTCATACACCGAGATCACGCCGTCTGGCCGTGGCATCAGGATCATTGGCACCCATGGTGGCTTTCTCCACGCCCCAATACACACCCCTTACAAGCTGCCAGGAGGCGGCCATGGTGAGGTGTTCTTCCGGGCAGCCAGATACGTGACTGTGACCGGCATTCACCTTCCTGGTGCAGCCACCGCCATGTCAGACATCAGCGGCCCCGTCCTAGACCTTCTGGCGAAGGCTGGAAGGCAGACTGCCATCAAGACCCACGAGGGCCCAGCCAAGACGAGAGAGGAGGCTCACGCCCCTCTCCAGGACGTTGTGGCGGCATTGGCTGCCATCACCAATCACGATGTCGAGTATGACGATTGGGTCAGGGTAGGCCTTGCCACATACGCCGCAACAGCCGGTGCGGGCGAAGGCCTGGAGGCCTTCCAGCGGTGGTCATGCAAGTCTCAAAAGCACCAGGACCATGAGTGCCTGCGCGTGTGGGAGAGCTTCCACAAGAGCCCCCCTCGCAAGATCGGGTTCGGCTCCCTCTACTACCTCGCCCGCGCCTCAAGCCCCTTCTTCGTGACCCCCACGTGGCGTGGGCAGGCTGTGCGGGAAACAAATTCCACCCCAGGCTGGCCAAAGTCAGACCCGGATGACTGGCACAGTCCATTGCCCCAAGAAACCGGCGAAATAAATGAACTCCCCGCCACGCCCTTCAAGGCTGACCTCCTGGCCGGCCTCGCTCCCCGCCAGTGGATCTATGGCCACTACCTGATTGAGCGCTTCCTGAGCGTCCTGGGCGCGCCTGGAGGCACGGGTAAGAGCGCATATGGCCTGGGCGTCGCCCTCTCCATAGCCCTCAACAGGCCCCTCCTGGATGAGCCTGTACACAAGCCTGGGCCCGTGTGGATCTACAACCTGGAAGACCCCCAGGATGAAACCCTGCGCCGCGTCTGGGCCGCATGCATCCAGCACCAGATCGACCCGGCAGAGCTAGAAGGTAAACTCTACCTCGACAGTGGCCGTGACCGCCCCCTGGTGGTGGCCGAGCGCTCTCAGGACGGTGAAATCCTTTGCCTGCCCATCGTTGATGCCCTGGTGGAGGAATTGAAGGCGCGCAAGATCCGCATGCTGGTGGTTGACCCCTTCGTCAAATCCCACCGGCTGGAGGAGAACCGCAATGAGCAGGTGGACTTCGCAGCATCCCTTTGGAACCGCGTGGCAGACGAAGCCAAGTGCGCCATCCTCCTCATGCACCACTTCCGTAAGGGCGGCGAGGCAGGAAGCGCTGATGCCTTCAGAGGCGCTTCAGCCCTCATCGATGCCTCCCGCGCCGCCGTCACTCTCGGCGTGATGTCAGAGAAGGAGGCAGGCACCTTCGGCATCGATGTCGATGAGAGGCGCTTCTACATCCGCGCCGACAACGCAAAACTCAACCTCGCGCCGCCCCCTCTCGATGCCGTCTGGCTGAAGCTGAACTCAGTCACCCTTCCCAATGGTGACCACGTTCAGGCCGTCACAAGGTGGAAGGCACCGTCACCCTGGCAGGGTGTTCCTATGGCCATGGTCGTTGCAATGATCGATAAAATCGTCACAGATCGAGGCGACGGAACCTTCTGGTCGCCAGTTGTGAACGCCAAAGAGCGCTGGGCAGGCCAAGTAATCATTGAAGATGCCGGCAAGACGCCAGATCAGGCTAAAAGTATGCTGAAGGCCTGGGAAGCTAGTGGGCTCTTTAAGATCGAAGAATACCATGACCCTGAGGTAAGAAAGAAGCGCAACAAGTACGTAGTGGATACTGATAAATTACTTGAGATGAAGAGCCAAGTGAGAGCGGAGGCAGCACCCCATGAATGACCTGTTCGGGAACCAAAGTCGGCGCAAAGTCGGCGCAGAGTCGGCGCAAAAGGGGGGTGCGACGACTTTTTTTGGTACTAGCTGCTCGGCGCATCGGCGCGCGCCGACTGCTCCTCCTGGAGTCGTCGCAGATCGACGCACACGCGCCAAGACGGCGGGGCGAGCTTATTCTTTGGATGATCTTAGAAAAGAAGCTGAAGGGCTTTACTTGGAATTGATGCAGGAGCAGCGGCAACGTGATGCTTTTAAGGCCAAACTGAATGGCGAACTCCCCAAGATCGCAGCGGCACGTGAGCGGCTGGTGATGCATTTTGAAATTCATGGCCACCCTCCGACCCAGGTGGGTTGGAAAGGTTCCCGCCCCCTGTATGAGGAACTCGACAGGGCCAACCGGGCAGCGTACCCCTTCCGCGAGGGGCTGCGCGCTAAAGAGCGCCTCGTGAAGGCTATCATGGATCGTATCAAAGACATCAACATGGAAATCGACCAATGACATTACCTCCCATCCCACCATCCATCACCCAGCTTGATGACCTCTCAAATGCCATGGAGAGGAAGTGGGGCATCGATCGGCTGACCCGGCTTGTGCCACCGGAGGCGCAAGCCCGGTGGGTGGCTACCCTCGAGGCCTGCAAAGACGAATGGACACTCCAGGCCGATAAGGACCAGATGATGATGCGGGCTTGGCGCGGCATGGACGCTGCGGCGACTGCTGCCGGCGCTGAGCCTCTCCCCCCAGGCCTGTGGGAGCAGAGGGCGGATGACGGCACCATCGTCATCATCTGCCGCGACACCGAACACGCCCAGGTCGAGATCCTCCGCGCTAAGCACGATGGCCGCGTGGTGGCCGCGTGGACCCTCGAGGAGGTGGTGCGGGTGGTGATGGCGCAGAACAGTGCCGTGATCAACGCGACCAAGGTGGCATTCCCTGGCGCTACTGTCGAAAGAGATAGGCCTAAGCCAGTTTTCGATGGTGACGACCCCGTGCCGAGTTTTGATGATGATGAAACCATCATAGAGGCACCGCCAAACTCAGAAACCAACAGCGCCTTCATGGAGGCACCGCCAGAGGCTTTAGAGGCTTCTCCGCACCCTACCCCCCAGACTGATGCCGGAGGGCATCAGGCGGCCTTACAGGAGGTGCTACAGGGGCATTCTACAGCCGCACCCCCTCCGACGAAACGTGGCAGAAAAGGAACAGCCAAATGAGTATCAATTTTTTTTGGATTGCTTTGATCGGCGGCGTCGTGATCGCCGCCCTTTGCGCTGGAGTTGGTCTGGCGGCACAGTGGCGTGAGACAGATTTGAAGGAGGATGAGGATTGACCCCCTAAGCAATTTCCGCTTCATCCATCTCCTTCCACTATCAGACAGGAATTGAAAAATGAGATTTATGGTCACGATGAACATGCCCAACAGCCGAGGCGAGGGCTACGTCCACCAGCTTATCATTGAGCATCCCAGCGTCGATTGCACAGAGTTCTGCGCGGCAATGTGCGAAGATCCATTTATCCTGGCGCGTCAATTGTACTTTGACGATGACCGCCAAACCGGCGAGCGCGTCTGGATCGACCGAGGCGACATAGTCCTGAACTGCTCTCTGATCGGTAAAGTCATGCCCCACTATGCCCCTCCCGTGCATACCGTGACGCCCACCAGGAGCAAGCCCACCCTCTCCCTGGCTGCGCGGAAGGACAGCTAATGACCGAAGAAGCCGCCGAGAAGATCGCCTACGCAATCCGCGTCCTGGAGCAGCAGGCGCGGCTGCGTGATAGGCTCTATGGTGCCGAGGTGTCCCTGGGCAATGAAGATGCCGCCCAGGAATATGCCACTCAAGCCGAAGCCGTGCGGTTTACCGCCGCAGTGCTGACCGATCTGCTGGAGGAATAAGATGGTCTACTCCTTCATCGCCCTCTTCATGCACGCCGTCGCCCTGTTCCTTGCTGCCGCCGGTGGATACCACCTGGGGAAGGACAAGGACGTGGAACTCCTGCTGTGGCTGATCGCCATCCTGCTGAGCATTTTCGCCATGTGGGTTGCTCGATAAAAAAAATCATCGAGGGACGCATTTTCCTGTTGCGCCCCTCGCATGGTGCCATTATACGTTTGTTCACCGGCAGCGAGCCGGGACACAAAATCAGGATCAAGATCATGTTTGACAATCTCACCCTCGCCGACCGCTTCGCCGCCCTCAAGGCCGAGGCCGACCGCATCGAGAAGCTCCTCAACGCCGCCAAGGCCGAGATCAAGGCCACCGGCCTCTCCCTGGTCGAGGGCGAGATGGCTGACGTGACTGTCACCCTCTCCGAGCGCAAGACCATCGACACCAAACTGGCCCAGCAGTTCCTCACCGCTGACCAGATCGCCACCTGCACCAAGGTGACCCTGGTCGAAACCCTCAAGGCCAAGCCCAAGGTGGCCTGCTAATCCAAGGCGGGGGCCTAACAGCCCCCGTTACCTCTCACATCAAGGATCACAATCATGAACATGGACGCCTACCTCGCAGCCTACACCCTGGGCTTCCACGCCTTCGAGCGGCATGTCGGCAAAACCGTTGCCGATATTGACGATCTCAACCCCTACCTCCAGAGCCACCTGCGTGACGCCTTCCGCGATGGCTGGCATCACGCCTGTCAGGCTTACTGGATCGATGCAGAGGAGTATGCGCTGTGACCCCTACCCCCGCCCACTTGCGCCAGACCTTGGATGAGATCGGTCTGACTGATGCCGTCATCGCCAAGGTCTGCGGCATCAACCAGTCTACTTTGTACCGCTGGCTTGCCGGTAAGGTTCCCATCCACCCAGGCGTCATGCTGCTGCTGGAACTCATAGCAATCGAAGATGTCTGGACGAACATCCCCGTGCGGCGCAGGCTGTCTCAAGCAATGAATGGAGAAACGAAATGACCGAAGAGACGTACACGAATGACCCCACCGTCGAGTGGGGTTACTGGCTCAATGGCGAAGGCAGCACGTTTATCGTGTTGCCAAAGCTCCCCATGCAGCGCGCCGGCATGACCCAGCCGCCCTTCTACGTCACCCGCCCTGACGGTAAGGTGCTTCATGTGATTGAACGCCGCGTGGCAGGCCAGGAGTGACAGCCATGCACGCACTCGAGCGAGACTATCTTCGCAGGCTCTACCTGGAAGCCTGCCACGGCGCTGGAGCAGAACCTCGATGGGAAGCCCGGCACCTAATCCAGAAGTGGCTGGATCACAACAAGGTCACTCTTCGTGAAGCATTTGAGAACGCCGATCTTGACATGAAGAATTACCTAGCATCTCGACCAATTCGCAGTTAATGCGCGGGGAGCCTTATGGCTCCCCTTTTTTTTGACCAGAGAGGTTCGATACCCCAATGGCCCAACCTTCATACAAATGGTCCGACATCGAAGATGTTTACAATGCCGTTTTAGTACACGGCAATGTCACCGCAGCAGCAAGAGCATTCAATCCTCCGATAAGCAATAAAACAGCCGCTAATCATTATGAGGCGGCGATCAGTCGATTTGGTAAGCCGGATGTGAGAAAAGCACATAAGGCCGCAGCAGTGGCTTATGACCCTGACAATCCGCCTGAATGCGAACTAACACTTAAAATCACGCATCTCAACGCGACCGTGATTGCTTTCTCCGACGCCCACTGGACTAGCCTCCACCAGCCCCGGAGCCTTGCCCACGAGGCCCTCCTGCGCGCCATTCCCCTGGTGCAGCCAGATATCCTCCTAAGCGTGGGTGATCTGGTGGACATGGGCGAGCCCAGCAGGCATGACCCGATTGGCTGGAACAGGCGCATCAAGGTCAAAGACGAACTGGAGGCCGCCAAACAGCACCTGGACGACATCATGGGCCTAGCGCCAAAGGCCTTAAGGTTCTGGGTGCGTGGTAACCACGATGATCGATTCGACAAATACCTCGCCCTCAACGCCGCCATGTTTGAGGGCGTTGACGGGTTCGACTTCGCCGGCCAGTTCCCTGACTGGAAGATGTGCCACAGGCTGGACCTGAACGATGCCGTCATCATGCACCGCTACCATGGCGGTATCCACGCCGGGTGGAACAATGCGGTGAAGGCAGGTGTATCATTTGTCAGTGGCGATACGCACAGCCTGGAAGTGAAGCCCATGGTGGACATGCGAGGCCGGCGGTATGGCGTACAGACCGGCATGCTTGCGGATCCTCACTGGCCATGCTTCGGGTACATGCAAGGCAACACCCGGCTTTGGACCCCAGGCTTCGCGGTGCTGACATGGAGGAATGGAATGCTGATGCCGCCTGAGCTTTGTGAGATCATCAATGGCGTGGCGTGGTTCCGGGGCCAGGAAATCGCCGGCAAGCCCCGCGTTCGTGTCCAGGCGGGGCGTTCCGCGTGAAGAAGGGCGAGAAGATAGACCCTAACGATTGCGCCATTGGCGTATCCGCCCGCAAGGCCCTGGATGAGGTTCTGTCACGTGATCCGTCTGTGCTGCTGATTGTTTATGAGACGGATAAACAAGTGGGCTACGCCAGCGTGCCAGCATCCTCTTCCGTAGCCATGGGGCTCTACATCGCCGTGGGGAATGTGCTGATGCCTGACCCGACGTAAAATAATTTTGCAAAATGCGAGATAGGGTGTTGCGCCCTACCTCGCATGGTGCCATAACGCTCTCACGGCGATGATGCCGGTTTAGAGGATTATGAAGATGAACACTACCGTCACCGAATACACAGCCCGCCCTTGCAGCCGCTGCGGTGGTGCTGGCCGCATCGCCGCTTTTCAGCACCGCAATGGCGGAGAGTGCTTCCGCTGCGGTGCTACTGGCGTTGACCCTAAGATGATCGAAACCACGCGCGAAATGACCGATGCCGAGGTTATCGCGGCACTCGACGCTCGCGGCTTCAAGATCGTCGACGTTTCGCCCGCACGCCCGGTCACTGGCGATTACCTCACTGACCTGTTCATGACCGACGAAGAGGTCGAGGCCAAGACCGCCATTATGGCAATGGCGCGCTCGCTGCTCGCAACCGCCTAACAACCCAAAGAGGTGGGCTTCGGCCCCCACCACCCTTTCATCATTGGAACAGGAACATGATCAAGAAAACCCGCTGGTACTACACAAGCCGCCCCTCGCCGTTTGAACCCGCCCGACTGCGAAACAACAAAGGCTCGACCTACTGGTTCACCTCCGAAGGCCTTTGGCTTACGGGTCACAACAAGAGGCGGGTCACTTCCCACGCCGTGATTGCACGTTTAGAGCGAGCTATGGCCACCGCCGAAAGATGATTGACCAACAAACCCCTGGCGAAAGCTGGGGGTTTTTCGTATATGCAGGGGCAGGAGAACTCAAATGCCCAACGCCCCTGCACCGAAGCGCAAAGGAAAGCCAGCGAAGCCCGCCGCGCCTGCGGCGGTGGTGAAGGCTGATGAACAACCCAAGCGAGGCCGGCCTACGAAGTACACGCCCGAGATCGCCCAACAAGTGTTTGACCTGATGGCGCAGGGCTACAGCCTCGATGGCGCTGCCGGCATGATTGGCCTGAGCCATGACAGCATGTACCGCTGGCAGCACGAACACCCCAGTTTTTCTGAGGCCGTAAAGAACGGGCGCGTTGCAGGCACCACATGGTGGGAGCGGCGCGTGCGTGACATCGCAGATGGTGCGCCTGGAAACATTACTGCCGCATTGTTCGGACTGAAGAACCGCAGCCGAGCAGCCCAGGGCTGGCACGACATCACCAAGACTGAGGTGACAGGCGCTGATGGCGCTCCCATCCAAACCGAGGTGAAGACCACGATCGACGCCACCGCCCTGGATCCCGAGGCCCGAGCCGCCCTGCGTGCCGCACTGAAGGCGGCGAAGGCGACAGAGTGACCAAGCTGATCAAGATCGACGGCATGACCGTCGATCCCAGCGAGGCCCTCCTCCAGCTTGACCGCGCTGATTGCGAGGAGAGCCTTGCGGCATTTGTAAAGCTCGCTTGGCACATCGTTGAGCCTGGGCAGCCCTACGTCCATGGCTGGCACATCGACGCCCTGTGCGCCCACCTCGAGGCCGTCACAGCGGGTGAGGAGATTGATGGGGTCAAGCTCAACAGGCTCCTGATTAACATCCCCCCGGGCACGATGAAGAGCCTTCTGGTGGGCGTGTTCTGGCCGGCGTGGGAGTGGGGGCCGCAGCGCATGCCGCACCTGCGCTACCTGTGCGCCAGTCACTCCCAGAACCTCGCCATCCGCGACAACGTACGCATGCGCCGGCTGGTGGTGTCTGAGTGGTATCAGGCCTGCTGGCCCCACGTCTCACTGGCCAAGGACCAGAACGCCAAGCTCAAGTTTGAAAACACATCCATGGGCTTCCGCGAAGCCGTGGCCGCCGGCACGATTACAGGCTCTCGTGGTGACAGGGTGATTATCGATGACCCCCACAGCGTCGAGAGCGCGGCATCAGAGCAGCAGCGGCAAAGCACCCTCGACTGGTTCCTCGAGGCGGTGCCCACCCGCCTGAACTCCCCGAAGAACTCCGCGATCATCGTTATCATGCAGCGCCTGCACGAGGAGGATGTCAGCGGCACCATCCTCGACAAGGCCCTGCCCTACACGCACCTGATGCTGCCCATGGAGTACGAAGCTGACCGCGCCTGCTCAACGCCGGTAGAGTGGTGGCCAGAATGGTCAGATGAACCAATCGCCTTTTCGGATCCTCGCAGCGAGGATGGCGAACTGCTATTTCCGGAAAGGTTTCCGGAAGATGTGGTCGAGCGCGACAAGGCGGTCATGGGCCCCTACGCCGTTGCCGGCCAGCTACAGCAGCGGCCTGAACCCCGAGGCGGCGGCATCATTAAGCGGGAGTGGTGGCAGCTATGGGAGCATGACGCCTACCCCGCCATGGACTTTATCGTTGCCAGCCTCGACACCGCCTACACCACCAAGTCTGACGGCGACTACAGCGCCCTGACCGTGTGGGGCGTGTTCAGCGGCGATGTCATGGCGCGCAGCGTCAAGACTGAAGATGGCGTAGAGCGCGCATACAGCCAGCAGCACCCGCGCGTCATGCTCATGACCGCCTGGGCCGAGAGGCTTGAGCTTCACGAACTGGTGAAGAAGGCCGCCGAGACGTGCCGCGCCATGAAGGTCGATCGGCTGCTGATCGAGAACAAGGCCGCCGGCATCAGCGTGGCCCAGGAGATCCGGCGGCTGTTCGGCCACGAGGACTGGGCCGTCATGCTGATCGACCCCAAGAGCCAGGACAAGCTATCCAGGCTTTACAGCATCCAGCACCTGTTCGCCGAAGGCATGGTATTCTCCCCTGACCGCACCTGGGCCGATAAGGTGATTACGCAGGTGGGCTCATTCCCGCGCGGCAAGCACGATGACCTTGTGGACACCGTGTCCCAGGCCCTTCGCCACATGCGAGAGCTAGGCATGCTGACGCGAGGCGAGGAATGGACTGCCCAGGTGCAAGAGAGCATGCGCCACATTGGTAAAGACCCTGCGCCACTGTACGGCGCGCCGTAACCATTTTCCTTCCACGCTATTGGATGTTGTGTGATAAGGCCGCCGTGGTTACTTTGCCCGAAAGCAAGGACTGTTAATCATGCCCCTCGTCCCTGGCCTTAGCGCCAATATTCGTGAAGAAGCAGCGCCAGCAGCGCCCCTGCCCGAAGCGGCGGATATTGAGATCATCGACGCTGATGAGGGCGAAGACGTGCCCGAGGTGGATGACAAGGGCAATATCCTTCGCATTGATCACCCTGACGGCAGCATCACTGTCAGCCTGAACGGCAGCCCGGTTGCCGAAGCTGACGACGAAAACCCGCCCGGCTGGTTTGATAATCTGGTCGATGAGATCGATGACCTCGAGCTATCCCGCATTTCCGATGAACTGATGCGCGGCATTTCTGACGACCAGCAAAGCCGCCAGGACTGGATGGAGGACCGCGCCACCGGCCTGCGCCTCCTTGGCCTCAAGATCGAGATCCCAGGCCTCCAGGGGGCCGCTGACGGGGCTCCTGTGGAGGGTATGAGCCGAGTTCGCCACCCCCTGCTCCTCGAGGCTGTGCTTCGCTTCCAGGCCAATGCCAGGAGCGAGTTGCTGCCCACCGATGGCCCGGTGAAGGTGCGGAACGACAGCAACAACGCCAACCTTGAGCAGGACAAGCTGGCCGACGCCCTGGAGAATGACCTCAACCATTACCTGACTGCGGTGGCCACAGAGTATTACCCCGACACCGACCGCATGCTGCTGATGTTGGGGTTCGGCGGCACCGCGTTCAAGAAGGTTCACTACTGCCCCCTCCGCAACCGCCCTGTGTCTGAGACGGTGGATGCCGAAGACCTGATTGTGAACAACGCCGCCACCGACTTGAGCAACGCCAAGCGCATCACCCACCGGGTGTACATGCGCCCCAGCGTGGTGCGGCGCATGCAGATCCTGGGCGTGTACAAGGACGTTGACCTCCACACCCCCAACATGGCCCAGCTTGACAGCGTGCAGATTGAGAAGCGCAGCCAGGAGGGCATTGCCGTCTCGGTCACCAACCCTGACGACCGCGACCGCGAGATCTACGAGTGCTACTGCGAGTTGGACATCCAAGGGTTTCATCACAAGTTCAAAGGCAAGGTCACCGGCCTCGAGATCCCCTACCGGGTGACGATCGACGCCAGCAGCAAGAAGATCCTCTCCATCGTGCGGAACTACGATGAGGATGGCGAACTGCCCGAAGCGCGGCAGAACTTCGTGAAGTACACCTTCGTGCCCGGCTTCGGGTTCTACGACATTGGCCTGCTGCACATCCTGGGCAACACCGTCAACGCCATTACGGCAGCGTGGCGCGAACTCCTCGATGCCGGCATGTACGCCAACTTCCCCGGCTTCCTCATGGCTGAGACTGGTGCCCGCCAGAACACCAACATCTTCCGCGTGCCTCCTGGTGGTGGAGCGCTGG